CTTTTCCCATTGATTCAATAAAAGATGGAGACGTGGGAATGTGCATTGATAAAGCTGCGCTGATAACTGCGGTGGGAGGAAGAGCTTTTTGCATAGCACCTAGGGGAAGAAGCGTTAGCATTGAATGCAACGAAAGCGTATTATCATACGTACATTGGTTTAGACCGAAATAGCAATGCGCAGGCTTCTTCCTTACGAGCAGCAGCTAATCGAAGCGCTGGGTATTTCCGAAGAAGAGTATTGGCAATTTTATTTGGCGCGATTAAATTATCGCGATCCAAAACAAGGCACGATTTTTGATATTAGAAACGAGCCGGTTAGCACCATTGCGCTAGTGCTTTCCATCGTTGGAACAATTGCACAGGTGGCGGCGGCTCTTTTAGCTCCTAGGCCCGAAGCTCCAAGTGAAACAATGGGACGACAGTCCCGAAATCAATTCTTTGCCCCACGTTACGGCTTTAATTCCTTCCAAGAAGTGGCTCGCTATGGAGAGCCAGTCAATCTCATCTATACCAACATTGACGAGAACAAACTGGCAGGAGGCTTGCGCGTCAACACGTCTCTTGTTTGGTCTGCCGTTCATAGCTTTGGCACCAGTCAATACATGCAAATGCTTGCAGTGGTGGGCGCTGGCCCTATTCAAAGCTTTGCCTATGGCCGCACAGCGTTTGGCCAGACGCCATTAAGGGACTTGGCTTCTCAGCGCTACTTTCTTTACGCCAACGAAGGAGAAGGAAGGCTTTTCTTTGGCGACAAAAAGCTCCCTGGCGACTCCACTCTTGATCCTCTTTATACATCAAGCAGTGATTTAATTTGCAGTGTAATTGATAATGCCTACAACAGAACGCAAGGTTATAGTCAGGCATTTTCCCCTACCACTAGCTCATCATTAGGGCTGTATGATGTGGTTCCCTTGCGAGTGCAAGTGGAAGATAGAGATGATGAAGGCAAGTTAAAGCAGGATTCTCTTGGTATCAATGTTTCATCGGGACGAGGAGAATACTGGCCTTCTACATGGCCCACCACGGGAGTGCGCCCCTCTTTCCCTGCTGGCAATCAACTCACTATTATCTTTGAAGAGGATGATAAAAAACCCACCGATGGAGTAGAGAGAGCTGCTATTGACTTGCGCAGTGCGTACATTGGAACCTTTGATTCAGCTAGTACTTATAAAATAGGCGCGGCAAAGTTTAAATTAATTTCCGATGATGTAAAAAATGGCAGTGATATTGAAGGCACGTTTATTTTTCAATGCTTTGAAAGCGGCGTGTTGTGCGAGGAGGATTATGCTACTCAACGTTACCAACAAAATGAAGAAGACTTGCGCAGGCAGAAGCGCGAATTTGAATCGGCAATTGAAACGTTAAACGCAGAAAAAGGTGCTGCTTTTGCTGAAAGGTTTAAAGGGCCTGGAGCCGATCGGATTGATGCGTTTGATCGCGAATTAGAAGAGCTTGATAATAACATTGAAAACGCCACTGCTATCCTCAAAGGTGACTTGAGTGGCACCGAGCTATTAAATGTTGTCAGAGACGAAGGTACATTTGGAGGAATTAGGCGCGACATTGAAACTTTAGAGGAACAGATTAAAAGATTAAACGATGAGATTGAGGCGTTGCAAAACGAAATAGACCAGATAAGAGATACTCCAGTCAATCAAAGAACCAACTCACAGAAGAGACGACTCGATAGCGCAAGAGCTGAAAAAAATACAAAAATTGCAAACAAAAAAGAAAAGAGAATTGAACTCAGAGACCAATTTGCAAGACTTTCTACTCGTGCAATCGAGCAGGGTTTGTACGACAATAATAAAAATACCAACTTAAAAGAAGAGCGGCGTGCATTAAAACAAAGGAAGCGTCGCCTTGAAAATCAGAGAGAAAAAATTGCGGCCACTGTTGAACGAGACTACGCGGCAGAGCAGGCAGCGCAAGCTGCATGGACAAGCCAATACAATTCTGCAAATAGTAATTTAAATAATACAATCAGGCTACTTAAAGACGAAGATTCCTGGAATGACTATTTCAACACGAAATGTATCGCCAAAGTGGATGAGATCAGATATGAAGCCGTCACAAAGTGCGAAGTAGTTAATTTTTCTTTTAAAGCTAAAATATTCCAGCGGATTCAGGGACGCATGAATAAATATGCGGAAGTGGATCAACAGGGACACAAAGATAGCGACAATGGCGTCCGCAATCGCACCTCAATGTTTTGGCTCTGGTACAAAAAACCAACGGAAACGGAATACAAGTTTGTACCATACGTGTTTGGGGTGAGAAATGGGAAAGAGCTTGACTCCTATGTTAATTTAAGATTTGTTGCGCCTTCTAAGGAGAAATGGCAATTCAAGCTTGATCCAATTGTCGATCTTGCTGCTGAGCTGCGCACGCACAACTCTGGCAACGATATGCAGATGATTTATTTGCGAACCGCTGGTTATGGGGGAAGCATTGGCGGACAGCAGTTGTCTTTCGGGAATGGATTTTCGGTTGTTTATCGCGGAAGGAATCCTATAAGCACAATTCGTCGTCGACCGCCATTGAACCGCACTCCTAAATTTGTCGACGAATGGGGACTCTTTTCACTTCGTAGCGACACTCAGATTTCGTTCTCTTTTGAGAGCGGCCCGGAAATTACATTGGTAGCCGTTACGGAGCAGCAGAAGCAGCCCTTGACAAGTGATATTTACGATGGGATGTCAATGCTTGGTCTTAATATTTACAGCGGGCAAGGAGTGAGGGATTTGCGTACACTTAGCACATGGGTGAACAGAGGCAAGAAAGTAAGGAAGTTTTTAGACTTCAATGGTAGTTACGAAGACTCTCCTTCTAGCTCAACAAGTTATGCTCCTGAGATTTTTCTTGATACAGTGCTAGACGAAGAGAATGGCATCAAAGCTTATGCCAATATTAATGGAATTGACACAAAACAGCTCAGCATTTCTCAGGCTTTTTGCAAAAAAAATGAACTCTTCATGGACGGAGTGATTGCCGATCCAGGGGCTTGGCGAGAATTCTGGGCAGAAGCAGCTCCCTTTAGCCTGCTTGAATTTGCGCGCATTGGAGGAAGAGAAACACTAGTTCCCGCTGTGCCTTATGACAGTCTTTACCAAATTTCTAGACAGGTGCGCATTGAGGCTTTGTTTAATCAGGGCAACATACTAGAGGACAGTTACAAGGAAGAGTTTCTTGACTATGGAGATAATACGCAGGACTTGATTGCCACAATTGTTTACAGAGACACGGCCAATGATAATGTGTTTCCCCAGAACACTAGCGTGCAAATTCACAAGAGTGACCCGGATTTTGTTGAAGCAAACAGTATTCGACAGACGTTTAATTTGTCTGCTTTTGTAAGCAGCAGAGAACAGGCTATTAAATATGGCAAATTACTTTGCCAGCAAAGACGCTTTTCTCGTCGAGCCATTGAATTCAAGACTTTCCCCACTGAAAGCCCTGTTTCGCCTGGTTCATATATTTATGTGCAGCTTGATCAAAATCAATGGGACGACATTAGAAGTGGAATAGTAGAAGAAGATGGTCGTCTCAATATTCCACTAGCTGAAGATGCCGTAAATGGCTCCTATACAGTATTGCTTTACAACGGCCAAGATAGCCCAACCAAGCTTTCCTCTGTTTCTATTAGTGATAACCAGTCTTCGTCGCTAACCAGTTATGAGGGATGGCTTTTTGTGCTTGGCACTCAACTGACAACAAAGCGCGTCTTTCGCGTGACAGGAGTGTCCATGGAAGAAGAAGGCGAAATTACAATCAGCGCCATTGAGCATCCATGTGATGAGAGTGGGGGCTCTACACTTTCCAAAATTGCTAACTTTGATGATGCTTTTGCCATTGACTAGAGTTATTGCCAAATCTTGTTAGCATAAAGAAAAGCTTTTAAAGCAATGCCTTTTTACACTGGTCGCACCGGCAAGTTGCGTCTTGGGGGAAGCGAGGTATCGAAGGTGCGCAACTGGACGCTAGATACGTCCGTGAACATGCTGGATACCACAGCGCTAGGGGACACTGCCAACACCTTCACTCCTGGGCTGTTTAGTGCTACGGGGAGCGCCACTTTGTCCTATTACAATGGCGACACAACGGACGTGACAAATCTTTTAGAAAGAATTACAAAAACTGGTGCCATCACGGACACTGATGAAGTGGCTCTCACTTTTGAAGTGGGGAGCGATCAGCTTTTTATTGCTAATGCATTCATTAATAGCGCAAGTGTCACCTCGTCTACAGACGAACTTACCACAGTATCGTTTAATTTTACCATTAATGGACCGTTGACTACAGTAACCATTTAAGACCAGAGAGTTAAATAATCCAATGACTTTTTTTGTTGGCCATACTGGCGCAGTGAGGCTCCAAAGGGGAGGGGACAATCAGTTTGTCTCGTCAGTTGCCCCAGATGATATCAACACATCGCTAAATCGTTTTGGCTTTGATGGTGGCGATACAAATTTAATTACGGGAGATTTTGTTGCGTTTTCAACAGACGATGCTCGTGGACTAGAGTTTTTAGCTTCCGCGCCAGAAGCCATTAGTGCATTTATCCACATTAACGAAGCAGGTGGTGTAAGGCTATTTCATAACTTTGCTGACGCAATCAATAACAATCGTGCAGCGGAAATTTCTTTGTCTAGTTTTAGCGGCGAGCCGTTAAGCATTATCGTTGAAATTCAAGATACTCGACACAACACGCTTGGTTCTGTCACTTCTTTTCAAGTGAATACTGACAGGGCTGCTCTAGACACCACTAGTCTTAGCGATGTTTTCAGGCAGCAATATTCGGCTGGCCTTCTTAGCGGCGGCGGTAGCATTGAGTGCTTGTTTAGTTATGAAACATTAAATGCAGAGGAGGTGCCTTTATTCCTTTTGCAGGTTATTAATCGCCTTGACGTGGGCAGTGCGTTTAAAGCACTGCTATCATTGTCTTCTGTTGAAAAAACTGCTTCTTTTACAGAGGAGGTTTACTACGACATTGAGGCTGTTGTCACCAGAGCTGGAGTGACGGTTACGGCGGATGCTCTTGTGGCTTGCTCTATTGACTTTGTAACCACTGGAGAATTCAAGCTTGTAGTTGGCGCTCCGTCTGATTACATCCTTAAGGAGGATGACGACGCCATCTACCTTGAGCAAGGCCTTGATTATCTATTGAAGGAAGTAACTGACTGACAATGGTAGCGGTGGTTTAAGATTAGACTATATCTAGAATTGAATCTGCTAAGCAATGGCCGATCAGAGAATTACGGAACTCGTCGAACTTTCTCAGGCGGGCGTTGCTTCAAATGACGTTCTACCTATTGTAGACGTTACTGCAAGTCAGACAAAAAAGGTACAGGTAAAGAATCTTATTCAGGCAGGCTTTGACCTGGCGGACGCCTCTACTCTTGATATTGCCAAAATTAACCAATCAAGTACTACAAAACTTGGAGCCAATGCCATTGGATCTGGTGTTGTCTCCTACGGAAAGATTCAAAATATTTCAGCTACAGACAAAATCCTTGGCAGAGCAAGCGCTGGGTCTGGAACTATAGAAGAAATTGACTGTACATCTTTTGCTCGTTCTTTTCTGGACGACGCTGATGCTTCTGCAGTTCGTACCACTTTGGGCCTTGGTGCAGTCGCCACTGGCGACACAATTACCACTGCATTGATTGCAGACAGTGGAGTTACGT